ATGCCTGACAGCTACGGCGGCCCTCCGCCAGCGCTCGACACCACGACCAAAGCCCCGCGCCGCACGAAGCAGACGCCTCTCTCCGAGGATCAGCTCGTAGCCATGCTGCGTCGCGAGGAAACGGACGCGTCGAGCTTCTACACCTCAGAGCTTGCCATGGCCCAGACCGACGCCATGGACGCCTATAACGGCAAGCTGAAGAACGACGAGGTGCTGCCCAACCGCAGCCAGGTCGTGACGCAGGACGTGCGCGACGCGATCAATTGGGCGATGCCGGCGCTGATGCGGACCTTCGCACCCGGCGATGACTTCGTGACGGTCGACGACAACGAACTCGACGACAACGACCCGACGCTGACCGATGCCGCCGAATACCTGAAGCACGTCTATTTCCGGGACAACAAGGGCGAGATCATCACGCACGACTTCGCGTTCGATGGCCTCTTGCAGAAGTCCGGCGTTGCCCGCGCCTATTGGGAGCCGCCGCAGCCAAAGCCGCCTTACATCATCGAGAACTGCACCGCCGATCAGATCGCCAAGTACCTGAGCGACGATTGCTATCAGATCCTGGAAGCAACCCAGGATGGGCAAGAGCCCGAAGACGAAGGAGAAGAGAGTGAAGCTGAAGAAGACAACGGTGAAGTCGACCAAGCGCAGGAAGCCGGCAGCGAAGCGGGCGAGCCCGGTGAAGGCCAGCCACAAGCCGGCGGTCAAGACGGCCAGGCGCAAGGCGGCCTAGTCCCCTTCCAGCATCCCGAGCCCGAGCCGACCTGGACCATCAAGGTTCAGCACAGGCCCAAGCACGGGAAGCTGCGCGTCGAATGCATCCCGCCCGAGCAGTTCCGCATCTCGCGCCGCGCTCGCTCCATCGAGCAGGCGGATTATCACTGCTGGCAGTTCGACGCCTATCTCGCCGACCTTGTTCGGGAGCACCCTGACAAGGCCGCTGATATTGACCCCGAGGGCCAGTTTCAGAGCAAGGTCGGCGACATGACCGATACGGACGCGGATCTGCGCGTCTATGCTCGGTTCCCCGACGAGCCGTCCTCCGGCCAGCGCGCCACCTACAACGAGGACAACCGGCACAAGGTTCAGGTCAACGTCGAGTATCTGAAGGTCGATTACGACGGCGATGGAATCGTCGAGCTTCGCCGCTGCAAGCGCGTCGGCAATACCCTCATCGAGAACGACATCGTCGAAGAAAGCGAGTTCGTCATCTGGTCACCGAACCGCGTGGCCCATCGCGCCATCGGGCAGTCGGTTGCCGAGACGATCATGGATATCCAGCGCATCCGCACCGAGTTGATGCGCCGCGGCCTCGACAGCCTGGCGCACTCGACCATGCCGCGCACCGTGGTGAACAAGCGGGCGGTGCAGCACGATCCGACCTTGCTCGATCGCTTCCTCGATCACGGGCTAGGCGATGTGCTCGACGTGGATGGCGACCCCAACCAGGCCTTTGCCGTGATGGCGCTGCCGGACGTGTCGGACACCTGCTTCACGGCGATCGAGTACATGGATCGCCGCAGCGAGGAAGCCTCCGGCATCAATCGCCACGCCATGGGAATTCAGCCCCAGGCCATCACCGATACCGCCAAAGGAATTGAAGCGCTGCAGTCGGCAGCAAATGCCCGCATCGAGCAGATTGCCCGCTGGCTTGGGCTTGGTCTTGAAGACCTGTTCGGCAAGATGCTGCGCTGCCTGACGCGCAACCAGGACCACGAACGTCTCGTCAAAATCCAGGGCCGCAAGATCAAGGTCGACCCGCGCCGCTGGAATGACGAGATGACGGTCAGCGTCCACGTCGGCATGGCCGGCGAGGGCCGCGAGCGCCGGCTGATGATGCTGAACGACATCAAGACCGACCAGGCCATGGCTCTGAAGGAATTGGGCGTCGATAATCCGCTCGTCAAAATGCACCACCTGCGCAACACGCTGGCGCGCAAGGCGCAGGCCATGGGTTTCAAGAACGCAGGAGAGTTCTGGGGCGAGGTCGATCCCAACTGGCAGCCGCCGCAGGCCGATCCGGCGCAGGACCCGAAATTGCTTGAGGTCCAAGGCAAGCAGCAACTCGCGCAAACCGAGATGCAATCCCGCCTGCAACTGCAGCAGGCCGAGCTTCAGCAGAAGGACCGTGCGGCAGCCGCCGAGGTCCAGCACAAGATGGCGGCGCTGCAGCAGGAAGGCCAGATCCGCATCGCCGTCGAAGGCAAGAAGGCCGAGAGCGAGCACGAGATTGCCAAGCTCAAGCTCGGCAGCGAGAGCGAACTCGTCCGGTTGAAGATGGCGCAGGAGCTCCAGCTTGCCCGCGAGAAGATGGCGCAGGAAGCGCAGTTGGCCCGCGAAACCGCGGCATTCCGCATGGCTCAGCCTGACACGCATATTTCCGGGTTCCGTCCCGGTGGCGATCTCGACGCATAAGGATCACCGATGCCAGCATATGAGATTTACCGCGACGCATTCGCCATCACTGCGTCGGACAGCTTGCCGCTCAAGACGCGCGTCGATGCAATCTATGTCGGCGGCGCGGGTGCGGTCGCGCTGGCGACGGAAGGCGGCGACAACGTCACGTTTGCCGCCGTGCCCGTTGGGACCACGCTGAAATTCTCGACGGACAAGGTGCTGTCGACAGGGACCACGGCAACGAACCTGCTTGGCCTTGTCTACAACGTGCTGGTTGGCACTTCGACCGGCACGGGCGGCGGCGCCATCATCGATCCATACATCTTCGACGACAGCGGTGCGGCGTTGCTGGCGGACGACGGCACACAACTCACCCTCTGAGGACTTACAACAATGGCAGCAATCTCCAGTCTTACGTCCACCTCGTCCACGGCCATTGCGGTCGGCGCGAACGGCTCGACCAATCCGGCATTCGTGGTCGACGCATCGACCGGAACCAGCGCTACCGGCGTCAAGGTCAAGTCGGCCGCCGCTGCCGGTGGTGTGGCGCTATCGGCGATCTCGTCCGGCACCAATGAAAGCCTGCTGATCGACGCCAAGGGATCAGGCACGATCGACCTCAACACCACGGGCACCGGCGCCATCAACGCCAAGCGTGCGCTGAACGTCACGGGCGCGGTTACGGGAACCTCAGCTGGTGCGTCGGCTCTCGCTGTTGGTGCCAACGGCGGCACCAATCCCGTGCTGCAGGTTGATGCCTCGACGGCGTCGGTTGCCACCGGCATCAAGATCACCGGCGCGGCGGCGGCTGCTGCGTGTGCGCTGGCCGTCATCTCGTCTGGAACGAACGAGAACCTGACGGTAGACGCCAAGGGCAGCGGCACCGTCACCATCAACGGCACCGCGACGGGCGCCATCAGCCTTGCCCGCAATACGACGGTCACGGGCACGCTCGGCGTCACGGGCGCCGGCACGGTCACGTCGACCTCGGCCTCTGCGCTCACCGTTGGTGCCAACGGCTCGACGAACCCCGTGCTGCAGATCGACGCCAATACCGCCAGCGTCGCCACGGGCCTGAAGGTCACGGGCGCCGCCGCCGCGGCCGGCGTCGCGATTGCCGCCATCTCAAGCGGCACCAACGAGAACCTCGCAATCGATGCGAAGGGCTCCGGCACGATCACGCTGGGCGGCACGTCGACCGGCAACATCGTCGCCACCCGCGCGATTGCAGCAGCCCTCGGCATCACGTCGTCGGGCGGCACTGCCGGTATCGGCTACGCGTCAGGTGCAGGCGGCGCCGTCACGCAGGCCACCAACCGCTCGACCGGCGTCACCCTCAACAAAGTCTCCGGCGCAATCACGCTTGTCTCCGCTGCCGGCTCGACCACGCCATTCACGTTCACGGTGACCAACTCCGCCGTGGCCGCCACCGACGTGGTTCAACTCTCGCAGAAGAGCGGAACGGACAAGTATGTTCTGCTGGTCACGGCGGTCGGCGCGGGATCGTTTGACATCACGGCTTACACCACAGGCGGCACCACCACCGAGCAGCCGGTGTTCAACTTCGCGGTGATCAAGGCGGTTGCCGCCTGATGGCATCCAAGACCGTACGCGAGCGCGCTGATCGGCTCACCGATCAGCGCAACCTTCTCGAAAAGCTGGCCACTGTTGCCGAGGCCATCGCAGATCCGCTTGTGTCCGCGCATTTCGATAGCGTCGAGCGCAGCTTCGACACCGATATTCTTCGCCTTGTTTCCAAAGACCCTGAAGCCGCTCGCATCAAGGCGCTCGAGCGCGATGCATTCCGTACCGTCCGCGCGATCTTCTCGAACGGACCAAGCGCCCTAGCCCGCGCCAATGCGCGGATCGAGAAGCTAACCAAGGAAGAGACGACCAATGGCAAATGATGCTGGCATGCAGATCGTGGAAGATGGATCGATCGAGGCTGCCGCAGCGCTGATGCCCGACCTCGGGCCGAGCCTGGAGGAGCTGGAGAGCCGCAAGCCGCAGCCGCGCGATCCGCAGTCGCAGCAGTGGCGCTCGCCCGACGAGCAGCCGCGCGCAAAGCGCGTCGATCAGGTCGAGCAGGAGGCCGCCCCCGCCGACGAGGAAGCCGAGGCCGATCAGGTCTCCCCGGTCGACGAGGAGTTCTTCGAGGTTGAGGAGGAGCGCGACGGCAAGAAGGTGCCGGTGCGGCTGAAGGCCTCCGAGGTGTGGGCCGAGGCGCAGGAGGCAAAGCGGGTTCGCCAGGAATTCGAAGAGTACCGCATGAACTCGATCCCGCCGGAGCAGTGGGATCAGCAGGTTCTGCATATGACGCAGGCGCGCAATCAGCTTTTGCGCCAACTGCACGTGCAGCGCCAGACGCTCAATCCCATCGAGCCCGATCCCGAGTTGATGAACCCGGCGAGCGTGCGCCACAACCCGGACCTCTACTATCAGCAGGTGATGATCTCGCGGCAGCAGAAGCAGCAACTCGCCGGCATCGAGGAAAACATCCAGCGCTACGAGTACGAGCAGCAGCAGCAGATGCAGGCGCTGACCGCCGCACAGATGCAGCGCGAGAAGACCAAGCTTCACAAGTTCTGGCCCGAGATCGCCGATGGCAAGGAGGCCGCGCGCGTGCGCGACGAAGCCATCAAGCATTGGGGCAAGTACGGAGTCTCGGACGAGCTGATCGGCTCGGTCCACAACTCCGCGTTCTACGCGATCCTGAAAGATGCCATCGCATATCGCCGAGGTCAGCAGGCACGAGAGGCGGCCGTGAAGGTTGTACGTGCAAAGCCGAAGCTGGTGCGGGCGCAGGCGCGGGATAACGCCAATCCAAGCAACCGCAGGTCTCAGGACGGCTTCCGCCGCTTGCAGGCCAATCCCACCGACATGCAGGCCGCAGTCGATGCGCTGGACGGCCTGATCTCATAAGGCAACTGCAATGGCTATCATCTCCAACACTGTCCAGACCTTCGGTATGGTCGGCATCCGCGAGGAGCTGTCCGACCGCATCTTGAACATCTCGCCGACGGATACCCCGTTCACGAGCATGGCCAAGAAGGGCAAGACCGCCTCGCGCAATCCCGAGTGGCAGCGCGATACCCTGGCCTCGCCCGACCCGACCAACGCGCAGATCGAAGGCAACGATCTCGTGTCGACCTCGGGCAGCACCGGCCAGCCGGATCGCCTCAAGAACATCGTGCAACTCTTCGACAAGAAGGTCACGGTGTCCGACACGGCAATCGCGGTCAACGCCGCCGGCCGCGCCAACGAGCTTAAGTACCAGGTCGCGAAGAAGTCGAAAGAGATCAAGCGCGACATGGAGATGCGGCTCACCGGAAACTATGCGTCGGTGGTCGGCAACACCTCGACCGCCGGTCAGCTCGGCGGTGTCGAGTCGTGGATCACCACCAACGCCTCGCGCGGCTCGGGTGGCGACGGCGGCGGCTACAACAGCGGCACCGGACTCACCGTGGCAGCGACCGATGGCACCGGCCGCACCTTCACCGAGGCGCTGCTCAAGGCGGCGATCAAGTCGGCGTGGGATTCCGGCGGCGAGCCCGAGACCATCATGGTCACTGGCGCGAAGAAGCAGACGTTTTCGACCTTCACCGGCATCGCCACGCAGTTCAACCAGGTGAACGACCAGAACAAGGTGATGCTGTACGGCGCCGCCGATGTCTACAAGTCTGACTTCGGCCAGCACAAGGTCGTGCCCAACCGCTTCCTCGGCGCGGCGTCGTCGGGACGGTCGGCGACCAACGGCCTCTATCCCGGCCAGACGGCGCTGATCCTCACGCCCTCGACGTGGGAGATCAAGTTCCTGCAGCCGTTCACGGTGACGCCGCTGGCGCGCACCGGCCACGCCGAGCAGCGCCTGCTCAAGACCGAGTGCACGCTGGCGTGCCTCGAGGAGCGCGGCAACGCGGTCGTGGCTGACCTCAGCTAACGCAGACAGGGCGGGGGTTTCGGCTCCCGCTCTCCATCCAGGGACATTGAATGGCACGCAAGCCGATCGTCGACGCATCGCCTGACATCCTGATCCGTACCTTGAAGGACGACTGCCACATTGGCGGCCCGCACCAGACGATGGGCTATAGGGCAGGGATCATCGTCAACGTGACGAGGGAGTTCGACGGCGATGTCGAGGCCGCACGCAAGGCCGCCGACATCCTGATCGGTCTGAAGCAGGCCGAGCCCGCGGACGGCTCGAGCTTCCAGCAGGCCGCCAAGCGCGGCAAGGACGAAACCGAGAAGGCCCGGATCGCCGGCATCAAGCGTGTGTCTGAGGCCAACTACTACGAGTTCGACGACATGCCGCCGGAGTTGCGCCAGCTTGTGCGCGACTTCCAGGACCGCGGCGAGGACATCACCGCCGACGTTGCCCAGCTTCTTCGCGAGGGCAACACACCTCCCGACATCGTGCGCGCGTATCAGCCGAACTAGAGCCGACCATGAGCGAGCGCCCCTTCGACTTCGACCCGCTGACCGGAATCACCGAGACCTTCATCGACCTTGGCGGCGACGACTTCGCCGTGCGGCAGGTGCAGGACGTGACGCCGTTCATCGAGGCCAACAAGGCCAAGCAGAACTACGGCAACGGCCGGGACTACTGGAAGGCCGGCGGTGACTTCCGACACGAGGCGACCATACCGATCGGTGTGCAGATGGACTGGCTCACGCGCTACGGGATCGACGTCTATAACCCGGACCATATGAAGGGCGTGACGCGCCTGCTGAACGATCCTGAATACCGCTACCTGAAGACCGCTGAAATCATCATCTGAGGCAAGACCCCATGGCACAGCTTCCCGGACTTCTCGCCTCGCAGGGCGGCCCGCCGCCGCAGCAGGGACCGCAAGGCGCACCCGGCGGCGACGGCCTCCAGGCATTGCTTCAAACCCTGATGAACATGCCGCTCCCCGTGCTGCAGCAGGTGTTCCAGATGGTCATGCAGCAGAAGATGGCAGGCCAAGGTCAGGGCGGTCAGATGCCGCCGCAGGGACAGCAGATGCCGGGCGGTGGTGCCGGCATGGGAATGCTTGGGCGCTAAGGAGGCGACGATGGCAGATCTTCCGGGATTGCTTGGCGGTGCGAACAACTTCCAAGACCTGACGCCAGAGCAGAAAGACATGCTGCGCCGGCAGGCAATCTCAGAAAACTGGGGGCCGATGGATTTCATCACCCCGATGGGCGTCGGTGGTGCTGTCGGTGGCGTCGTTGGACGGCAAGTCGGCCGCGGCATGGCACGAATGAGTTCAGGTTTGACGGACATGATGTATCCAAACGTTTCAGGTTTGGCCAAAGCGCTTGGATATTCCTACGCTCCGGCTATCAACTACATCGGTCGCGGTCTTGGCGGTCTTGGCGCTTTTGCCGGAATTGGTGGCGGTGCCGAGTACGCAAAGCAACGCCTAATCGACCTCAACATGCCGCCCGTTCCAAAGTACCCGAAGCGGGCACCAGAGTTCTAACCCATGTCCGACATCGCTATTGCCGACTACGACACGCTGGTTGCCGAGGTCAAAACGTGGTGCGCCCGTTCGGACAGCACGTTTTCCAACCGCTTTCCGACGTTCGTGTCGCTGGCCGAAAACCGCATCTACAACGGCCACGGTCAGCCCGGCGATGATCTCTATTCGGCGCCGCTGCGAACGAAGCTGATGGAAACATCGGCCACGGTCACCATGAGCACGGCAAGCGGCACGCAGGACAGCCAGGGGTCATTGCCCAGCAATTTCCTCGAGCACCGCAACATCTACCGCGACGGCGACCAGACCGGCCTCGTCTACATGCCGCCCCAGAAATGGGACGTGATGAATGCGCAGGCGACCGCCGGGACCTATCCCTATTACTACACCGTGAAGGGCTCGACGCTCTACGTCACGCCCGGCATCGACGGCAACCTGACGCTTGAATACTTCTGCCGGTTCGATCCGATCTCAACGTCCAACAAGACCGGCGCGATGCTGGTCGAGCACGGCGCCGTCTACTTCGCAGCCACCATGCTCTATGCGTTCTCGTTCATGCGCGATGTGCCGAACGCCGGCATGTGGCTCAACGAGTACCGCGCCACCATCGACGGTCTCAACCGCACCGCGCACGCCGTTCGTCGCGGCGCGCAGGCGACCCGCATGTCAGCGAAGGCGATCGGCTGATGGCAGCAATCCCGTGGGGGATGTGGAACCCGGATCGAGCGCAGATCAACGCCCCGGTGGTGATCGAGGCCAAGAACGTCATCCCAGGCGTGACATCGTTCCTGCCGCTGAATGCGCCGATCGCATCGACGACGGAGGTCTCTGCCGCTGTGCGCGGCGCGGTGTCTGTGCTGAAGGACGACGGGTCCGTATCAACCTATGCCGGCACGCAAACCAAGCTCTACAAGCTCAACGCCACGGCAAGCTGGGATGATGTTTCCCGCCTTTCCGGCGGGGCCTACAGCGTCGGCACGGGCGACCAGTGGAAGTTCGACGTGTACGGCAACAACCTGATTGCCGCCAACGTCAACGCTGCTCTGCAATACATCGACATCACCAGCGGCAGCAACTTCGCGGCAGTTTCTGGAGCTCCACAGGCAAGGCACGTCGCGGTGCTGCGCGAGTTCGTGCTGTGCGGCGGCATCTCCGGCAACGACAAGCGCGTGCAGTGGTCTGGCAACGGCAACATGACCGTGTGGAACGACCCGACGCAGGAAGCCGACTATCAGGACATCCCCAACGGCGGCCCGGTGCGCGGCGTGATCGGTGGCGAGGTGGCCTATGTGTTACAAGCCGCGCGCGTCACCCGCATGACCTACGTCGCGGGCTCCGCGGCAATCATGCAGTTCGACGAGGTGGAAGGCGGCGCCGGGCTGGCGGCTCCCCATAGCCTCGTGAAGCTGCGCAACGAGGCCTACTACTTCGCAACGGACGGCTTCCGCAAGTTCTCGCTCGGCGCGGTGCAGTCGGTTCCGGTCGGCGTCACGAAATGGATCAAGTGGTTCCTCAACGACATGAAGGCCGGCACGGAGTTGTCGATCATCGGCTCGGCCAACCCCGTCAAACCACACATCGTGTGGGCCTACGTGTCGCGCACCGCGACCGGCAACACGCCTAACAAGCTGCTGATCTACGATTGGTCGCTCGACGAGGCGACAACCGCCGAGATCAGCACCGAAAGCCTCGTGAAGTGGCTGAGCCCTGGAACGACGCTCGATGGCATGACGGCGGCCGGCTACACCAACCTCGACACGCTTCCGTTCTCGCTTGATAGCCCGTTCTGGAAGGGCGGCGCGTCGGTGCTCGGCGTGTTCACCACGGACCACAAGCTCTCCCTGCTGTCCGGCACGCCGATGCAGGCGCAGATCGTGACGGGCGACGGCAAGATCGACAGCCGATCCTTCGTCTCCTCGACCACGCCCAAATGCGACGCCGCAACGGTCACTGTTGCGGTCTCCGGCCGCGAGCGGCAATCGGATTCCGTGCTCTTCGGGCCTGACGAGTCGATGGAGGATACCGGCGAGGTCCCGGCGCACGTCTCCGGCAACGTGGTGCGCGCCCGAGTGACGATCCCGGCGCAGACCTGGACGCAGATAGAAGGCATCGACACCAACATCGGCGCGGCGGGCTCACGCTGATGGATACGATCCCGCCGAATGGCACGACGCAGCGCAACATCGAGCAGCGCGTGCGCGAGTTGATCGAGGGCCGCTCCAACGCGGTCGGCACCGTGACGCTGACGGCCAGCACGACGACGACGACGGTCTCGAAGGCGACCATCAACTCGAATGCGCAAGTGTTCTTCTCGCCCAAGACGGCACACGCCGC